AGAGAACTTCCTCTGTACAGGGTGAAGATAGAGGGACTGAGCATCACGGCGCTAGAACAGCTCTTTACGCTGAGAAAAACCAATGAGGAATTGGAAAAAGAACTTGAGTCACTAAATAATAACTTTAATTCATTAAGAAAAAATATACAGATGTTTTTCGCTGGGTCCAGAGTATGCAACATAAGTCTAAAAGACAACACATCAGTTTCGGTTATCTCAAACTCAGATATAAACAAAGTGCTCGGTATAAGCGATGCCTCAAACGCTAACGTAGCCGTATCATTTTCAAACGGGGATGGAGGCACCCAGAAGGTGCATGTTCAGGGCGCCACATATGAAAATGGAACATGGTACGCAACATTGGCATCTGGCGCAAAAGCAGGTCCTATTAGAATCAATTATATAATTACATACTTCGGAACAAGCACAAGCTCTTCGAGTGGCGGTTCTTCAAGCGCAAAAGTACAGTCAAAAACAATCACACCAAGAACATCGGAACAGGTAGTGACACCGGACACTGGATATGATTACCTTGCGGAAGTTACAGTACAGGGCATTCCTTATAGTGAACAGGATGATTCATCTGGTGGCACAACCGTCAATATCGGATAGGAGGTGAAAAAGTGGGAATCAACAAGGTAATGTATGGCTCAAAGACGGTCATAGACCTATCGGGCTCTACGGTAGCTCCAGATAAGATGTTGGAAGGAATCATAGGGTATAACGCTGCGGGCGAAGAGGTTATTGGAACACATCAGTGTGAGAAGGGTATCGGGAACGGCGCTTATGTGTGGGCAAAGTATGACCGTAAAATTGGTTGGAAAGAAACCAAAGAAAATACTGGTAGCACAACAAAACCAAATGGATTTGCAGCAGCAGAATACACTTCTCGCACAATTACAGATGATGGATATTATTCTTTGAGTAGTTCTGCAATTAGTTTAAATAAGTTATATTTGCCAACCAATACAAAAAATGGAGAAGCAAAAAAGATTTTATATAAACCATATATGAGTAACTACCAAATTTGGACTTTATCTGATGAGAAAGTTGAGTTGGATGAACGTGGAGACAATCTGATTGAATATATATCTGCTGACATATCTGACGCTTATCCTGATAGCGGTGTTGTAGATGGATATTATTACATTAAAATATTCAGTCCAGATGTAACCGTACAAGCAAATAAAATGCTCAAGGGAGTAATTGCTTGTGGACAAAACGGACAGATTGAAGGAACGATTGAAAGTATAGCATCTCAAAAAATTACTCCATCAACTTCCAACCAAACAATTCCAGGAGGAAAATATCTTGCTGGCGCTCAATTAATTGATGGAGATGCAAACCTGTTAGCGGAGAATATTAAGAAAGATATATCAATTTTTGGAGTCACTGGAACATATGAATCTTCTGGCTCTTCAGGAGGAAAGAATGTTGCACAGGGCACGATTACCGGCGCTGGAACAAATGCTGTAACGATAGACACTGGGCTAAACAGTTTTACAACCTTATTGGTTGTTAAAGATTCATTTGTTAGTGCCACAACTGGAATAGAAATATTAGTAGTGAATGGAATAGACGGTACTTGTAGAGGTTTTGGAGTCAGTGCAGGTTCGTATGTTAAAAGTCCAAGCATAAGTGTTGGAGCAGTAACGGTAAATGGTGGGACAGTAACATATACACCAAGTAACGAAGCACAAGGATTAATAAGTAATAGTGCATACACATGGTATGCGATAGAATAGGAGGAAAAAACTATGAGAAAAATGAGAAGACGAAGTGGACACAATCCTGGAAACCGATGGTTACGATGAGGTCATCGTGGGCTAAGGAGGCGCAATCTATGGTATCACTAATTAAAGCAAAAAAGGCAGAAGTGGGAGAGGGAATTCTTGGAGAATTTCTTGCGGATTCCAAGGAAGACACTCTTCCGACAGAAGTGGAGTGGAAACGAGCAAGTTTGGGAGACACATTCAAAGGCAAGATTCTACCAGGATCAATTTGCTACACTCCTGCATTAGATACATGCATTATGGCCAATGATGGCACATGGGGGCCGTGGTTATGATGGATAGCTTATTATTATATAAAATCCTCAAGAACAGAACCGGGGCAGAGATATCTGCCTCCGGGAACCCAGCAATCATGTCAGATACATTAAAGAATAAAGAAGCTGGCACTGATACTGGGAGAGTAGAGGTGATTATATGGAAATACGTGCAAGACCGAGAGGTCTTATTTTTATACAAAAAATTCGAACTAAAGAAAGAAGTGAGGTATATGAAAATGGAACAGGCTAATTACATCAAAGCTATTTTCACGGCGGTATTCGCTTTCCTATCGGCTCTCCTGGGTGTTCTGGCAGTGCCGGTGATTCTGCTGGTGGCATGCAATGTGATTGACTATGTGACCGGTCTTATGGCAAGTCCATACAGAAGAGAAGACATCCAGTCCTATAAGAGTATTAGGGGAATCTTCAAAAAAGTTTCGATGTGGCTCTTGGTCGTAGTCGGAGCAATTATTGATGAGATGCTATTGTATGCATCTTCTACAATCGGATGGAAGTCACCGGTTACATTTTTGATAGCATGCGTGGTCGCAATGTGGTTGATTTGTAATGAAATTATTTCGATTCTGGAAAACATTCAGGACATGGGTGTAAACATTCCGGCATTCTTGCAGCCATTAGTAAAACATATCAGATCGCAAGTTGAAGAACAGATTAATATAGATAGAATAGAGGATAAGGATTCAGAGGGCGAATAATCGTCCTCTTATTGTTTGTGTGCGATGTCGCACAGAAAGGAGCAAAATATGGCACATTTATTTTTAATTGCCGGACACGGAGCAGGAGACTCTGGAGCAGTGGGATACGGATTCACAGAGGCGGAAAGGGTAAGAACTCTTGCAAGTAGAATTGTAGCATATGGTGGAAGCAATGTTACACTCGGAGACACCAACCGGAATTGGTATGCAGACAGAGGAATCACATCACTCAACATATCGAAAGACTGGCAGATATTAGAATTACACATGGATAGCGGATCAGCGTCGGCAAAGGGTGGCCATGTAATTATTAAGCAAGGATATAACCCCGATCAGTACGATAAGGCACTTGCTAACTTCATTGGCTCGTTCTTCCCCGGCAGAGCAAATACTATCGTAGGGCGTGCAAAACTTGCAAACGCGAACCGATCAGCAGAGAAAGGATACAGCTATAGACTGTTGGAAAATGGGTTCATATCCAATAAAGATGATCTTACAAAATTCAACAATCAGATTGACGAACTGGCAAGAGGAATTCTTAGCGCCTTCGGAATCGGCGCACTTGCACCGGTGCAAGCATCCACGTCAGCGAAAAAGACGGAGCCTATTGATGGATATATCAAATCTGGTGGAGTGTTCCAGGGCAAGAAGGATATATTCGGAACAGTATCATATCAGGTGCACGCAAGAGACATTGGCTGGTGCAACTGGCAGGCAGACGGTAAGATGGCTGGATCGACCGGGCAGAATCGACGAATCGAAGCGTTCCGCATGGTGCCGGTTGGAAAAACTGACGTAACAGTGCACATCAAAGATATTGGAAATAAGGAATACAAGAACATCACAAAAGACACGATCATCGGAACAACAGGACAGGATAAACGTATCGAGTCTATTAAGATTACAGGAAAAGACACATGCTATCTGTATCGTGTACAGCAGAAGAATGTTGGTTGGTCTGACTGGATGAGTAACGGGCAGTGGGCTGGCGCACAGGGAAAGAGTCTGCAAATTGAAGCAATTGAAATCAAGAAAGCTATGTTTGTGGTTAATCCTCATGTACAGGATAGAGGATGGCTTGGTGATCGTGCAGCTGAAACAGTGATTGGTATCACGGGTCACAATCTTAGACTTGAAGCGTTCAAGATTAATCCGGAAAAAATGACGATTAATGCGAAAGCGCACATCCAGGACAAAGGCTGGGTAGACTACGGACAGATTACGAAAGATACCGTTATTGGAACTGTGGGTGAAGGTAAACGTTTAGAGTGCCTCTGCTTCGAGGGTGACTTCCAGTATCGTGTCCACATCCAGAACACAGGCTGGAGCAATTGGACAAAAGCGGACGGAGTAGCCACGATGGGAACGGTCGGACAGGCACTCAGAATCGAAGCGATTCAATTTAGATAATTTTTACTTCTTGGAGGGTAAAATCTCTGGGAAGTATTGTAAAATATTACCACTTCACTTTTTACGCATTTTTTTGTATTGTAGAATTGGTGATAATATATGGAAGAATTTTCAAAAAGATTAATAATGCTAAGAAAAGAGAATAATCTATCTCAATTTGGATTAGGACTTGAGCTTGGTGTGTCAAGGTCAACAATTGCCGGGTATGAGGCAAAAGGTAGACAACCAGACATTGGTATGCTTATTAATATTGCTGACTATTTTAATGTAAGCTTGGATTATTTGGTTGGTCGAAAAGACGAAAAATAATATTATTGACAAGAGCGAAAAAATCAATTAAAATCAAGATGTCTCAAATGTGCCTCAGAGCACACTTGAAAAACGGCGTTATTACGGCGCTTGCAAGGATTAGAACGACGTGACTTTTAATCAAGTTGTCCGGGGTTCGAATCCCCGCACGCTCACTGTGAATATAACGCAAACTTAATGAGAATTAGGTATTGCGTTTTTATTTTCTTATGCGGATGTGGCGGAATTGGCAGACGCGCTAGACTTAGGATCTAGTGTCCCCGACGTGCAGGTTCAAGTCCTGTCATCCGCATTTTTATGCAAAACCTCGGAATAATAATTTCTGAGGTTTTTTGCGTTGACGAGCTTATAAAAAATATAGTATGATTACTAAAAATAGTAGAGAACAAAAGAATTGATAAAGGAGAGACATATGCAGAGAACGAAAAAGATAACCGCATTTGTACTTGCGATTGCTCTTTGCGTGGGGATGCTGCCGACACTTGGGGTGAATGCAAAAGCCGCGGACACGGGTAAACATATGGACGTATTATTTACACATGATACGCATTCACATCTGAACAGTTTTTCTACGATCGTTGATGGAAAACAAGAAGAGGTCGGAGGATTTGCAAGGCTCAAGACTTTAATTGACGAGCAGAAAGAAAAAAATCCGGATACGCTCTATCTGGATGGTGGAGATTTTTCTATGGGAACGTTGATCCAGACGGTGTATGAGACAGAGGCGGCAGAGCTTCGTATGCTAGGCTATCTTGGATGTGATGTGACGACCTGGGGAAATCATGAGTTTGACTATCGTTCCAGTGGACTTGCTAATATGCTGAATACTGCAAAGGCTTCCGGTGAAAATGTTCCGTCACTGGTCGTTTGTAATGTGGACTGGAGCGCTATGGAGAAAGCGGGCTTAACGGAAGGACAGCAGCAGATTAAAGATGCATTTGAGAACTACGGTGTGAAAGATTATGTAGTTGTACAGAAAGGTGATGTCAAAATAGCAGTTTTTGGTGTATTTGGTAAAGATTCGCTAGATTGCGCGCCAACATGCGAACTGCTTTTTGAAGATCCAATCGAGGCTTCTAAGAAGACGGTGGAAGAGATTAAGAAAAATGAGGACGTGGATATGATTGCCTGCGTATCTCATAGTGGTACCGTGGAAGATGAAGATAAATCTGAAGACGAGATTCTTGCGAAAAATGTGCCGGATATAGATTTGATTATCAGCGGACACACACATACACAATTAGATAAGCCGATTCAGCACGGAGATACTTATATTGTTTCCTGTGGAGAATATGGAAGAAATCTTGGAACGATTTCTATGACGCAG